AGAAGTTCGTTGATTCGCATACGATCAACAATGGAATTGATACGGGTCGCCTCTCTTTTTTCAAGCGCCCCATGGTCTCAGTATCCAAAGAGTAATCCTGCACGACCACCGTAAACCCTAAGAATGTTGTAGGTTTCGGCCCATACATAGATTGTGTAAGAGGGGAGATTTATGACGGACTGGTCACCCCTCATGGATTTAAATTGAATGGCGAGATCAACCTTTTGCACCTTGTCCAGATTTGCATGACCCATTGGATTTGTAATCCCGAATTGTTCATGCTGTGTGCCGAATGGCAAATGATAATAGTATTTATTGTGCCAGGGTGTTTTGGTCTGTTCGAAACTCTGGAGAATTGTCCTGAAAAAAGCGGGGGCGTCTGTTGCATACCTGACGATCTTTCCTTCATACTGGAGTGCAAAGGATTCAATAGCCTCAGAGTCGAGGCCACTGAAGGCTGGAATGAGCGGGGCAAAGGTCGATGTATTGAGTCCGCTCGCATCAGGCCACCAGGGCGCAATCGGCCCCACGCCGCTCAAGTCAACCACAGGAAAACCGATAAGATCCCGTGTCGCTAAGAAAGGGGCGTTGAGAGGATCTGCATCTTGCCGATGGACCATGAAGTAGAATTCCCGTGTTGGATTGGGCACCCTCATGGGGATTCGCACGTTGGCCATGCCTTTGGAGTCAAATGGAGGAATTGCATAGTGCTGGACAATCGGATAGCTCAGATCAGCGAGGCGAATGCGATTGGCCTCGGGCTGGTCAATGTAGACGTATTCCAGGAGGAGATAGGAGTCTTGAAGTGTCAGGCTTTCGGCCTGCGGCATGTTGATCCCTGGAACTGCGGAAACAGGGGCAACACTCACCTTCGGATTTCCATTGAGCCCTGGAACCGCCTTGCCTTGAGGACTGGAGTCCAAATAGTAAAAGGGGGAAGATGGGAGAGGGAAATAAGTATCTTGTCCATTTGTGTTAAAGGTGTGCGCCGAGCTCACGTAGATTGATGATAGAGGGGAGAATTGGATACTGATCTGCACAGGATCAGCCCCTATTGCATCAATCGGCAGTGCAGCGGAAGGGTCACGACTAAACCAGAAAGGGAGGGGGGTAACGACTTCTTCATTCGTTGTAGCAAATCCGAAAGAAGTAGGGGAGAATCCATTGTCTTTGCGTTTGATGAGACGGTTCACAGTCGTTGTCTTTTCGAGGGGTGTGTGGAATTCATCGAGGACTTCGAGGAGGCGCCCGTCCAATGTGTCAATAGGGCTCGCTGCAATAGTGACTTGTGCTTGTTGAATGAGTGCATGGCCGAGTGAATTGGTCCAGCCAAATGTCGGTCCGGTGAAGACTTTACCATTGTCTTGACACCATTTGCGAGCTGCCTGTTGCTTTGTGCGTAAATCAGGGAGGCGTGTAACAAGGTAGGCCTTTGTAATCAGGTGGCCCCGTCTAGGAAGGGTGGCCTTTGCCTGTTGGCCAAAGGCTGGTCTATTGTCAAAGTCGACACGGACAAGTTCTGTTGTAAAACGCCCGCCCTTGGTTGCCTTTTGTTTCAGAGGATCGAGGTCGGCTTCTGCATCTGGAGGTAGAAGCCGGTCATCTTGGAGGCCGGAGTTCAGCAGTCGAAGAAGACCTGCCGATGCCATCTGACGGGTTCAGAGGGATTCTTGATGAAGCAATAAGCGTCTTGATTTTTTGCAACTGAAGAATAGAAAGAAGGATGACCAATTTCATGGGGATCGTTTATGCTCACCTCGCCGCCGCCTCTGCTGTTATCGCTGCCAGCAGCAGATTCCCTCTAACACAAAACAAGTGGTGGCCTTTGATTTCAGCATTCCTCACGATACCTCTGATATTCATACTTATACCTATGAGCCCAGGACCACTGAAGTATCTAGTTTTTGCAATCTTCTGCGGATTGTTAGGTCAAAGCCTGCAGCCTTTAGTGGAGAAATTGGGGGCTGAGGATGTGTTAACGGATGTCTTGGCGATGGTTGTGGGGATTTTTGTAGCGATGAGTATCGCCGGATTTGCCGACAAGCAGAATATTCTTGGATTTGGCGGATACCTGCTTGTAGGGCTTATTGGATTGATCCTTGCCCGCCTAGTTCAGGCTGGCCTTTTTGCCTTTGGTGGAGATGAGGAGAAGAAAGTTGCCCTTGAAATGAAGGACTGGTTAGCCATGGCAGGAACTGGACTCTTCGCTATTTTTGTGGCTTATGATACACAGGTGTTAAAGGAAGAGGGTCGGGCGAAAGGTCAAAAGAACTACGTCAATAGTTCTATGGGCCTTTTGTTGGATCTCGTGAATCTCTTCTCAAATGTGGGCGATTTGTATGACTAATCGGTGAAGATGCGGTTCACAATTCCGTCCTGGTATCGTAACCATTGAAGGCTTACCACGAAGACTTTCACTTCCCAGTCGTGTGCCTGTGCACCACCGGGTGGAGAGATGTCGAGTGTGAGTCGAACTGACTGCAACCGTGAGGCATTTGCTGTGCCTGACGGTTGATGTTCACCGGGTGTCTCGGCAAACGAATATCCATAGATGAAGTTTTCATAGGCAGCTGCGCCGCCCTTGTGACGGAGTGCAATGTGTTGACGAAACCACTGCTCTTCTTGATTGATCAATTCTGTCCCGTTGAGTTGGATGACAGCCTGTTTCAGCATTGGTGATCTTGGATTGTAGATTGCATTGAATTCAGGGGAGAGAACATTCGAATAGTTTGTCCATTCGTTGTTGTTTGCCACAGCTTTGCGCCGAACAAACCAGAGAATCTCTTCCATAGGGTGATTGACTTCCAAGGGCAATTGGAGCTGTATTGTATCGGTGGTTGATTTGTTGGTCAAGTATTTGAGAGGTTCGTCGAAGCTGAAGGTATCCACGATACGAACGAGGGATTCAAAGGGGCTGCGTAAGATTCGTTGGCGAAGTTCGCCGTCTGTCTGGGCCGTTGTCGTTACAAGCTGAATGAGGTCGAATGCCGGCGGGGTCTGCAATGTCTTCACTTCTGTTGTGAGCCTGAGTTCACTCTTGGTATTTGTAAAAGGGATGGTGATATTCAGGGGGACTTCTGTGCAGGACTCACGCAAGCCTGTAATTCGACGGACACATTCATGAAACGGTCTCAAGGTCACATGAATTCTTACGGAGTTCTCTTTACAGGCTAGGAGTGGGAGCACTTCCTGGAGTCTTACACGTTGAAAGAAAAAAGGGAGTGGAATGAAGATTGTATTGGTTTGGCAAGGGAAGGGTTGTGTTAGAGGGGTTTGCTGGAGGGTATCGAAGGGTCTGCGGCCGAGGCCGTCGACAGCCAATCCATATTGATTGTTCATGTCCTGGAACAGCAGGCTCGCCACATTGAGGAAATCGCCGTCGACCACTTCAATCGTCTGATCATTCACCTCTAACTCAGCTTTCTGGAGAATGACAGTGCCTAGACTATTTGCATAAAACCAGGCATCGGATGGATTTTTAAATTCGTAGGCCCCTGTTTGAAGACGAGCAAGAGTTGTTTGATCAATCCAGTGACCGAGGTTGATCTGTAAGACAGCAGACAAGAGGAGATCCCCTGCAGTTGTGGAAGCAATGTCAAAGGTGAATCGCTGACCAAAGGCCGTGGGTCCACGAAAAGGGAACTGCTGAACACTGAGGGAATAGGGGCGAATACGCCGTTCACTGTCGGGCAGCCACCAGGTTTTTTCAGATTGCAAAGGGAAAAATTCAGCATCTTGGACATCCCTCGGTGTGAGGTCCAAGAGGGTGACAATATCGCCGCCAGGGCGAAGGAGACCATATGTCCCTTGGCTCATTCTGAGCTTATTTCAGGGATTTATGCAGGGATAGAATACCCTATAGCATAGACTGTGTTAGAGGCATAATTGCCCAATTGTATACGATTCCAGGTTACTGCATTATCTTCACTGTAGTATGTCTCATTGGAACTTGTTGGATAATTCGGTTTTCCAGCAGCTAAGAATTGTGTTCCATTGTATTCAATAGCATTTGGTTGATATAAACTTAAATTGGTGGCCTGAGTCCAATTTCTTCCATCTGTTGATGTCCATGCATTATTTGTATTATTACTATCCCATAAGCTAATAAATGTAGTATTATTAGCTACTATTGTCATAACCGATCCTAAAGGATATTGATCATAGTATGTGGAAGGATTAAACGATGCTAAATTATCGTCACTAAATAGTATATAATTTTCGATAGTTCCAGTATCGGAATCTCCAACTGCTACCCATGTATTTGTAGCTTGTATATAAGCTAATCCCCTTACATTATAAAAATCTTGGAACAGACTTGATACAGTCCAATCAGTGGTGCCTGATGTGCTTTGTATGAGTGGATGTGAGTGGTTACTTTGTAACCCAACTACCCAATTTCCACCTCCATATTTCACTATTGTAGGTCCATCTGTATTATCACCTGCACTCCAAAGATAATCAACTCCAGAATTTGACCAATTGATTCCATCTCCACTATATTTGAGTTTATTTCCTGCTTGCGTATCAACCCCTGTTGCTACCCACAGCTGGTTTCCATAGGCTACTGAAACACCACGAATATCAAAGGATCCTGATGCATTCGACCAATTCAAGCCATCCCTGCTATAAATGATGGATGTAATACCTCCTGCTGGATCTCCTACTGCCACCCACATAGATCCATTATGGGCAGCACCACGAGCTGCAGATGTTGTAAAGCCTGTGGGAATAGGAATAAATACACGACCATTGTCAGTGCTTATTCTCATAGGCGCCTGAAAACTTCCACCTGTATCTGTGGGTTCTCCACAAATGATCCATGTATTTGTATAGGTTGGTGAAATAGGGGGTGTTACTTTATACGAGTGATCATTTGACAAAGTGGCCCAAAGGTTGTTGTGCTTCCACGCTAAATAGCCTTCTACATATTGCCGCATTCCAGTTGATAAACCATTACTAAAGACTAATACTTCAGCAATTCCCCCTTTAAGATTTGTAGCAAGGTATGCTGAGCCTGTTGGAGTATATGTAGCTGTGTATGTGCCACTCGCAGTATTGGCTGCACCCGCTGTGTTTACATCATACAATTGAACTGTAGATGCCCCCGTATATGTGCATGAAACAATAGTAAATAAGTTTGGCCTTGTTATAGTGACCTGCACAGCTGTTCCTGTGCCAGATATAATTTGATAATTTAAACTTCCTGAGCTAGTCGTAAACCGTTTTACTATTGTTGTTGCATTGCTAAGCCCTCCGTGTTGGAATATATTAAATGTTCCAGGTGAATAATGTGTATATACAAAAAAGTAGGTTATATCACCCACTGGAAAGTATGAGTTACTGAGGGCCATTCCAATTTCCTGGTTTCCTGTGAAATATACGGAGTCGCATGTGATTTTTTCTTTATCTGTGAAAAAGATGCCCTGTGTAATTCCTGTTGCAATTGCGTGATTACTCGAGACACTTTTATCCTTCCATACTCGCACCTGATCTCCTGCATTTTGCACTGGAATTCTCATCTGGAGGTCCTGGAAGAGGGTGCTTTTATCGGTGGCATCGAGCCAAAGCACACAATTTCCAACTTCATATGGATTAAAATATGTAAAAGAGGGTGGTGGGGAAAGGGGGAATGGGTTTCCTGACGAAACTAAGATCTCAGGATTGATCCCCCATTTATACGTTAAATAGGACTGCACTCGTTGTTCATAGGCCCGTGGCAATTTATAGTTGTAAAAAAGGATTTCGCCAACAAAGCCATTCCACGCATTCGCATTTGTGGGCTGGGCGCCCACTTGGAGTCCTGTAAATGCAACCTGGGGTGCCTGATATACAGTGTTTAAGGGTGAGGTGTTAAAAGTAATATTTAGTGT